ATTGGATATGGCGGTGCACGAGGTGGTGGGAAGACGGACGGTGTACTGGGTAAGTTTGGTATTCTTGCAGAAACGATGGGCAAGGATTTTAACGGCATCTTCTTTCGCCGAGAATTGCCACAAGCAGACGACTTAATTGAACGGGCAAAGGAAATATTCCTACCTCTCGAAGCGCATTACAACGACCAAAAGAAGCAGTTCACCTTTGCAGGTGGTGGCAGGTTAAGGTTCCGTCCACTTGCAAACAATGCTGATGCTGAAAAGTATCAAGGACAAAATCTGAGCCATGCAGCCATAGAAGAAGCAGGTAACTACCCTTCTCCCGAACCTATATTTAAGCTCTTTGGTGCTCTACGTGGTAACAACGTGCAAATGATATTGACCTTTAACCCTGGTGGCCCTGGACACTGGTGGATTAAGGAGAAGTTTATCCGTCCTTCACCAAAAGGCTGGCAGATGCTTGAGTGGGCTTTGCCAACGGGTAAGAAAGTGCCGTACATTTTTATACCCTCCAAGGTAAATGATAACCAAATCCTACTTGCCAAAGATCCAGGATACATTGATAGATTGCACATGGTAGGAAGCCCTGAGTTGGTTAGGGCGTGGTTGGAAGGTGACTTTGAAATACATGAAGGTAGCTATTTCCCTGAGTTTAGTAGCAAGCACATTGTTACTCCTTTTAATGTTCCCAAGCATTGGCCTCGATATCTTGGTTTTGACTGGGGTTATAGGAGTCCCTTTGCTGCCGTTTGGGGTGCTGTATCGTCAGGTAAAACGGACGAAGGCGGAGAAACTACGATACCGCGCGGTGCGATTGTTATATACAGGGAACTCTGGGGTAAGCAAATTGAGAACAAAGAGCAAGCGGAGAGAATTGCATCCTTGAGTGTCGGGGAGAATGTGCAAGCCGTCGCCGACCCTGCTATATTTGCAACCGATGGTGGTCCGAGCATCAATGACCAGTTTAATAGCGTGTTCACCAAGTACAAGCATCCAAGCTTTAGACGTGCCGATAATGATAGAGTGAGCGGTTGGACGCAGATCCGGAAGAGGTTACAAGCAGACCCGCCTATGATATACATCTTTTCAACTTGCCCGTATCTGTTAGAATCACTTCCAGCACTGCAGATTAATCTTGCGAAGGCTGAGGACGCAGACACTACTGGTGATGACCATGCCTGTTTTGTTGGTTCAACCAAAATCATTACCCGTACTGGGTTAAAATCTCTAAAACAAATAGAAGGGCAATATGTAGAAGTGTTGTCGCATGATAACGAATGGCATTGGGCTATTTGTGCGGAAACCAATGATTGCGCCTCGGTTATTAAATTAGAGTTTTGTGACGGTAGTATTGTTGAGTGCACACCTGATCACAGGTTTATGCTAGAAGATGGGTCGTTTAAAGAAGCCCATTTATTAAATACCGAAGATAGGATACTCTGCGGTACATATGAATCCAACAATTATCTCAGAAAGTTGTCAGGAGTTTTTAGGCGTACGGTATTATCTTTGCGGCAAAACTTATCAAACGAAGTTGCACATGAGATGGAAAAGCCAGTATTGCCATCAGAATTGCAAAGCAGCCGCCCGACGAAAACGGTTAAAAAAATAAGTATTGCTAATCCTGCAAAAGTATACTGTTTGAATGTTCCTGATTCTGGTACATTTGCATTGAGCAATGGAGCAATCGTCCACAACTGTGACGCATTACGCTACCTGTGCAAAGAGAGACTCCTGGATTCTGAGTATGAACGCCCAGCGGAGAAAGTTGTAGAGAAAGGTAAAGTTAGACTACAACTATACATTAATCATGTTAGAAACGATCAGAAAAGAGCGAGGCTTTAATGGCAAGAACAGGCGGAAAGAAGAAGTATAGCGGTGGATGGTGGAACAGTCAGATTAGTTCTGCGGAAGATAGGCACGGCAAGTTCTTTGAGGACGCAAAGGAAAGCATACAGGTTTTTAAGGCTAGAAAGGATTTATCGGATACACAGCGTCGGCTGAACGTCTGGTGGTATATAATCAACACACTTATCCCAGCTTATTACTCTTCTACTCCAAAAGCTGAGGTTAATCTGCGTAAACGAGTTGGCGCACTAAAGTATCAGTTAGGCGCGGTTGTGCTTGAGCGAAACACTCAGTTTGCCATGGATGAGCATTTTGACTTTGACCTGGTTGGATATAATGCAGCACTACAGTTCTTGCTGACTGGTCGTGGTATTCTCTGGGCTAGGTATGAAGCTGAGTTTGAAATGGAGGAAGTAGAGATAGGATTGCTACAAACTCCAGGCGGATTAGTTGATGCACAAGGTCGACCATTTACTGGCGATGAAAAGAGCATAATTACTTCTCCGGAAGGTATGCTGATTGCCAAGATGGAGATAGAGGTAAAGGATGACGAGCGAGCCATTCTTGATTGCGTACAGTATGAGGACTTTTTAACCAGCGATGCTAGAAACGAAAGCGAGATTGAGTGGAAAGCTAGACGTGCTTTCTTGTCTCGTTACCAAGCAGAAGAGATGTTTGGTAAGGATGTAGCAGAAGATTTGAGCTACGATGCGTTTCCTGAAGCATTAAAGAGAAACAAGATTGACGAGATAAACAAGTACGAAGGCAAAGCTGAGTTATACGAGATTTGGTGTAAAGAGAGTGACAAGGTTTACTGGTTACAGAAGAAGGGTGAGCAAAGTATACTGCAAGAAGGTGAGCCACCTGTAGAGTTTGAAGGATTCTGGCCTTGCTCTGTTATTAACCAGAGTATTGACCCTGACAGCGTAATTCCTACATCTGATTGGATACACGTTAAAGATCAAGTGCTAGAAGTTGAGCGGATTACAACCAGAATTGCATCTACCGTGCAAGCTATTAGAACTAATGCTCTTTATGATGCTACGATGGGTCAGCAGGTGGAGCAGCTTCTACAAGGTGATTTAAAGTACATTCCTGTAATGAACTGGCCTTCATATAAAGGTCGAGGTGGCAGTGCAAACGGTATTGAGTATTTGGATATTCGTCCGTATGTAGAAAGTTTACAGACATTGCAAGCTGCAAGAACCGCAGCATTAGAGCAGTTGTATGAGACCTTGAAAGTTTCGGACCTTCTCCGTGGTACTTCTGCGGAATATAAGACTGCGACTGCTAATAGACTAGAAAATGCTTGGAGCAGCCTAGGATTAATTGTAAGGCAGAATCAGTTTGCTAAGTTTATAAGCGATGGTGTCAATAAATTAGGCACTATTATTGCCAGCCAGTTCGATCCAAAAACTCTATTTGAAGTAGCTGATGTAGATACGCTGATTGCACCGTATTTGACTCCTGGCGACCCTGCGCAAATGATGATGCAAGCAGAAGGCATGAAAGCTGAGATACTTTCTGCAATACAGAACGAGGATGAGCGAGTCTACAGAATTGATATTGCTACTGACAGCATGGTAGCTCTTGACCAAGCTCAGGATAAGCAGGATGGATTGGCGTTACTTGAAACCTGCGGACAATTCTTCGAGCAGATGAAAGCTATGACTGAGAGTTATCCTCCGTTGGCTGGATTCTCTATGGAGCTTATGCAGAATCTGATTCGTAGATTTAAAGGCGGCAAAGAGCTTGATGGATTGTTCCAAAAAGCTTTGTTTGATGTCAAAATGTTGGCAGACCAGAAAGCACAACAGGCCGCACAGCAACCTCCTGATCCATTAGTATTGCAGGTTGAGCAACAACGTGAAGCCGCTCAGATAAAAGCGCAAATCGAGATGCAACGTATGCAATTAGACGCACAAGAGATGCAGCAAAAGTCCTACATGGCGCAGATTGATGCACAAGCTAGGATGACTCAGTCACAAGCTGAAGTAGAAGTAGCTTATAGAAAAGCTCAACTAGATGAGTTTATTGCTCAACAAAATGCGATGGTTGATAGCCAGAAGTTACAGATTGAGCAGCAACGCTTGCAGCTAGAGATGATGAAGATTCAGAGCGAAGCTGCTGTAAAAGCTGATAGCACTGAAGCTAAGA